GAACAATGAATGAATATACAAACATTGTTACGATTCAGATTACAGATAGTGGTTTAGGTACAGAAGAAGCTATTGACGAAGCTATTATTCAGAGCAGAACCAGGGAAATTATAAGCATGGCAGAAAATCAGTTAAAAACTGAATTAGGTGTGGATGATGTAAAGGTTCTCAGCGATCAGTTCTTTGTTAATGAAAAGGGTGATTCTAATGGCTGAAAGAAGGATGTTCACCAAAAAGGTGACGGATGATGATAATTTCATGGCTTTATCTTCTTCTGCACAGGCATTATACCTTCACTTGTCAATGAGCGCAGATGATGATGGTTTTTGCAACCAGGTATCAATTTCCATGTTTAAGGCACATGCAAGCATTCAGGACCTGCAAGCGCTGTTAGAAAAAAGATACATATATCAGTTTGAAAATGGTGTGATCGTCATTAAGCATTGGAGAATGGCAAATGCATTGAGAAAAGACCGATATACACCAACGGCTTTCCAGGAAGAATTATCACATTTGGATGTCAAGGGCAATGGTGCATATACCTGGTTGCCGGATGGTTGCCAAGTGGTTGCCGAACGGTTGCCACAGGATAGGTTAGGTAAGGATAGTTTAGATAAGGTTAGTTTAGTAGAGGATAATATATCCGATTCTGACGAACCGGAATCACCTGCACCGGGTAAAAAAACTAAATCTGATAAACCTGCTAAACATAAACATGGAGATTTTCAGCATGTTCTTCTGACGGAAAATGAATTTGCAAAACTGGCAAATGATTTTGGTGATGATTTAAGAGATAAGGCAATCAAATTCCTGGATGAATACATAGAGGAAAAGGGCTACAAATCAAAATCTCATAATCTTGCAATCAGAAGATGGGTTATTGATGCGGTTAAGGAACAGGAGCAGAAGAAGGGAAGGGGCAGGAAAGAAGCTGTTCCTTCCTGGATGAATAAAAAGTCCAGTGCAGAAAAATACATGGACTATGGACAGCGGAAATACAGTGCTGATGAATTGGATGATTTGGAAGCAAAGTTGTCCGGGGTAAAAACTGCCGGTAATGATCCGGAACTTGCTGCAAGGGTGGCGGCATTCAAAGAAAAGCTATCAGGAGGTGTGGAATAAGTGAGCAAGAAGAAGCCCAAAAAAAGAATAATAATAAATGGTGACCTGGTTGCATTTGCGGTAAAGGCAAGAAAGTTACACATGACCTATGGACAATTGCAGGTTCAGGAAACGCTGGAACGGCAAAAGGAAGAAAAGGCAGCGGCGGAAAGGTTGGCAAGGCGGAAAGGTGGTGGCACCGGTGAAAGCGAAGGAATATCTTCAGCAAGTAAGTAAGCTGAACAAGCTGATTGAAAACAAAATGTTTGAAAGGGAGCAGTGGAAGTCCATGGCTACCAGCACCGGAACTTTTTCGGATGGTGAAAGGGTGCAATCTTCCGGGAGCCAGCAGAAGATGGCTGATGCCGTGGGCAAATATGTTGATATTGAAAGGGAACTGGATGCCTGCATTGATAGATACATAGACACGAAGAATGAAGTAATTCGGACGATTGAACAGCTTCCGGCGGTGGAATACGATGTGCTACACAAGAGATATATTCAGGATAAGCTATTGACGGAAGTGGCGGATATTTATTGTAAAAGCAGCGCATGGGTGATGAAAGTCCATGGCAGGGCATTGAAGATGGTCCAGGATATGCTGGATGGAAAGGAGAAAGCATGACAAAGACAGAGAAAGCATTGCAGAAGCATAAAATGCAAAAGATGGTGGAGGAAGTATTGAAGTCACCGGAATACAAGAAAAGGGAGAAGGAATTGGAATCACAGTGGGTGGCAAATGCCCTGGGCAGATTCGCATTCATGATGTGTGGGTTCCTGGAAACCAGGCACGGCTACAAGGGAGAAGGATTGAAACGGTTCCTGGACTTCCTTCGTGTCAGCCTGGAATGCACCACGGATGATGAAGAGTTCTTCAAGGAATATGACAGTTATTATAAATTCGAATATGGGCTGGATGTCCTGGCGGAGATAGGGCTGGGATTGGAGGAAAAGGCATGAAGAAAGCAAAGGTAATATTTCAAAAGAATCAGGAAACAGACCACAGACCATTCATGGAACACGTTGGAATTTGTAGTTTGTGCGGTGCTTTAGTATACCGGAATCAGTATGGTTGTGATGAAGAGTGCGAGTGTGGTGCGGAACTGGATTGGAGTGAGGAATAATGGAACTATACAAACTCTATTGCATTTTAAAACGACACACCGGATATGAAACCATGTTGGAAACTATGCGAAAATGTTTAATGCCGGAAATATACTGTGCAAAAAGAAGTAAGGCAATTAGCATACTCGCACAGATGGCAGCAATGAATGCAATGCTGAATACAGAAAGGTTGGTGGAGTAGATGGCAGAGTTAATTGTTAAGAAAGCCTTAATTGATAAGTTCGAAGAAGTAAAGTGGAAATGCGATAAATTGTCAGATGTTGCTGAAATCACAGGTGTGCAAGCGGTAATTGATGCATTCCCAACCACAACCGAAGCAGAGATAAGGGCAATGGCTATTGATGAATTTGCGGAGAAGTTAATAGCATTGTTTTGCTATGAGCCACCAGTTCCGAATAAGTGGAAAATGGATAATATTTATGAAGGCGAAAGCATTAAAGAAATCATCACAGAGGTGGCAGAGCAGTTAAAGGAGGAATGAGGAATGGAAAAGGAAATTTACACAGAAGGAAATGCAGATAATCTTGACAAGGCAGTTGAAGGGTTAAATCAGTTTACACATAACTATTGTATGAATTGCAAGGAAACTGAAGAAAAGAATCAGCCAGTTTTCAGATGCAAGGAATGCAATTTTCAAGATGCTTTAGGCCTTTGTCTTGTGAAAGAGTTTGTAATTGATAAAACTGGCGATATGCCGATAAATTTTGGTTCTATGAGTAGATAGCGAGGTGTGATTATGATTGAGAAGATATTGGAGAGGTTGGAAGAGGAAAGGGAAATTGCATATGCTGACTTTGATAAATATGCAAATGATTATGAACTGGATTTAGAAGATACATACGATGATTTCTTTTATAAGGGATTAGCAAGAGCAAAGACAATCGTGCAGGAAGAATCAAAGAACGGTGGGTGGATTCCAGTGGAAGTTGCTATGCCGGAGGAACACGAAAGCATTTTTGCAAAATTCAAAGGCACTGACAAATGGGATGAAGGAATGTTTGAAAAAATTTCTGATGATGTCAGCGCAACAATCGAATTTTTAAACGGAACGAGAAAGACAAAAGTGTTGCATACTGTGGATGGGAAATGGACGGACGGAATAAATTCGAGTTACAGCGTTATCGCATGGCAACCACTTCCAGCACCATATCAGAAGGGAGAGTAAAGCATGGAGAGATTGACAGAATATGAGATTATCGCAGGTCATGTACACGCTATACCAAAACTAATTGACATGAATAGTATTGTAGCAAAACTTGCCGATTACGAGGACAAGCAGGAACAAGGGTTGCTGATTGAATTGCCGTGCAAGGTGGGAGATACAGTGTATTGCTGGAGAAAGGTTGTTCCGACACAATACCACAGTGCAGGCATTGATAAATGGTTGGAAACTGATAATGAGATAATTCCTGCAAGGGTTGTCAATATAAAAATCCTTAAAAGAGGGATTTCATTCAAGGTGGCACTTAAAGGGAAATGCTTCATTCAGCAAATGCACGATGGAGAAATGACAACAAGTGAGGATTATGAATACTGCACTTACAATCTTTCAATCAGTGCAATCGGCAAAACTGTATTTTCGACAGAATCCGAAGCAGAAGAAGCACTGGCAAAGATGGGAGGTACGCAGTGAACACGTTATTGATTATTTTAATTGTTCTTATCTACCTTGCAATAGGAGTGGCAATTTCAGCAATTACAAATGACGATGTTTTGTCGGCTATTGTGTTGTTTTGGATTATCCTTTTGGAAGTGGAAATGGCTAGGGAAGTCGGAAATGTGATTTATCGTGGAATTAAAAGTTTGAAGGCAAAGTTGGGAGGTAAGTGATGGGCGGAAAATATATATGTGACACTTGCAAAAAGCCAACATACAATGAAAGAGTTATTCCTTTGGCATCAAGAAATTTAATATATCATAGGTGCAACGAATGCATGGAAAAGTTTCATGCTGAAATGGAATGGCAAAACGAACAGTTTAAGGAAAGTGATATTATTTGTCCTTGGTGTGGAGATGTTTTTTCAGATTATGAGGAAATGTCAGAAATGTTGGATAGTCCATATGAAGATTTTGAGGGAACTGTTAAATGTCCTTCTTGCGAGAAAGAGTTTGAGATAGAAATTGAAACCACTTGCACTTATACAACAAGAAAGCCTAGTGAACTTTTTGATTATGAAGAATGGCTGAAATCAGAAGCGAAGGAGTGATGGCATGGCAATTTTAAATTACACAACAACGGTTGATGCCTTTAAAACCGTGTCAGAAATCGAGTACATATTGGTAAAGCATAAGGCAAAATCAGTTATGAAACAGTATGAAGGGGAACATATCACCGGACTTTCATTTTTGATTGATAATGGTATGACAATGATACCGGTTCGGTTGCCGGTTAAGACGGAAGAATGTTTTAAGGTATTGAAGAAAGAAAAGGCTAATAGTCCAAGAAGCAACATAAAAGCTACATTGGAACAGGCAGAACGTGTGGCATGGAGAATCTTGAAAGATTGGGTGGAAGCACAAATGGCATTGTTGGATATTGAAATGGTCCGGCTTGAAGAAATCTTTCTTCCATACATTGAGCTTCCGAATAATCAGACATTGTTTCAGGCATTAGAGGAAAAGCAGTTTCTATTAGAAATGGCAGTGAAGGAGTGATGTTATGGAAGATAGATGTATAGTATGCGGCAGTGTTATCCCGGAAGGTAGACAGGTTTGCCCAAAGTGTGAAGAAAAGAAATGTGGCTTTGAAGATATTCCATGCACCAGGAAGTGCATTTATTATCAGACTTGCACACGGAATCCGCATCGGTACGAACAGAAAGGAAAATAATATGGACGGAAGACTTTGCCCGGTATGCCGGGAGTTTAAACCATTATCTGAATATGGCAAGCGAATGAGGAATGGCAGGAATGTCGGTCAGGCTTACTGCATACCATGCAAGCGGATAATTGACCGGAACAACAAAAGAGTGAGAAGGGAGATGCTGAAGCATGACAGAGAAGGAAGCGAAGGAAATGTTGAATAATAATAGTTGCTATGAATGCAGTTGGGGAACATACACCGGAGCATCAGAGTGTTCATGCCCGGATTGTAGAATTGCCGATGCTACAAGGTTAGCAATTAAGGCACTGGATGCGCAGATCAAACTGAAGGAATACATAGAAAGAATCAATCAGCCGGAATATGATGGTGTTGTTTGGCAGAAGGATGAAGTGGTTCTGCTGCTGAAGGAACTGCTGGTGGTATAAAAAAGTATAGTAAAGTATCAAAATTTATTGAAAAGTATCAAATGTTCCATATTACATTTTAGAACTTTGGTGGTATAATTGAATCGTAAAAGAATACATAGTTCATGAAAGGCACCGAAGTTTCCCATGATAGCGGTGCCTTTTGTCATGCCCTGCAATGGCTTCCACTTTCTCCTAGCCGTTGTAGGGCTTTTGCATATAACAAAAGATAAAAGGTGAACCGAATTGAATAATATTGTACTGAAGAAGATCAATGAGATATTCCCATATGGGAAGAATCCACGAAAAAATGAAGCTGCCGTGGAATATGTTGCGGCATCCATAAAAGAATTTAAGTTCAGGGTTCCTATAATCATAGACAAGAATGGAGTAATTGTTGCCGGACATACAAGATACCTGGCGGCAAAGAAACTGAAGCTGAAGGAAGTTCCGTGCATGGTGGCTGATGATTTATCAGATGAACAAATCAAGGCATACCGGCTGGCAGATAACAAGGTGGCGGAAAAGTCCGAATGGGATTTTGACCTGCTGGATGAAGAATTGGATGAACTTGTTGATTTTGATATGACAGTGTTCGGCTTTGAGGATGATGTTACCGAAGAAGTCCAGGAGAAAGAAAAAGAGAATGAGAGATTAAGAACTGACCGGGGATATAACCTGGAACTATATGATCCGAATGACACAGAAGGCTTTTATCAAATGCCGATTATACATAACAATTATTTCATCCCTGAAAAGATAAAGTCCTTCAATTATGCATTGACCAGCAGCGACAAAGAATGTGGCATCCATTTCTATATTGACGATTATCAATTCGAAAGAGTATGGAACAGCCCACAGGAATATGTGGCTACACTGGCGCAGTACGAATGCATCTTCAGCCCGGACTTTTCTTTGTACATGGATATGCCAATATCTATGAAGATATGGAACGTGTACAGAAGCCGGTTGATAGGTCAGTATTATCAGAGCAGAGGAATCAGAGTTATCCCAACGGTAAGCTGGGGAGAAAAAGAAACCTTCGAGTTCTGCTTTGATGGTATAGAAGAAAACAGTATTGTTTCCGTATCAACTATAGGAGTAAAGAAGGATGCAGAAGCCTTCAAGATATGGACCGATGGGATGGACGAACTGATAAAACGTAAACAGCCGGAAACTATTTTGGTATATGGTGGCAAGGTGGAGTATGACTTCAAAAATACTGAAGTAGTGTGGTTTGATAACGAAAATACAGAGAGGATGAAAGGTGATAAGTAATGGGCGGAAGAGGAGCAAGCAGCGAGAGCAGACCAAAAGGCGGCAGCGGAGGACAAGGAAGATTTTCTCCGTATGGTGTCGGTGATACAGTGCCAGGTGCAGGCGGATTAAAACAGGCAATAGGAACAAAGGGCAAGCCTTACAGTATAGACAATGCGCTCAAAAATGTAAATCCGAATTTCAGTACTTCGTATTCGGAGTATTCGGAGAACTGCCAGCGATGTGTTGTTGCTTATGAACTGAGAAGAAGGGGCTATAATGTAACAGCCCTTCCAACATATCAGGGCGATACATTGCCGGTGGTTAATGCATACGGTAACGGAAGATGGCAGATGGCATTCAAGGGTGCAAAGACCATCAATGTTGGTTCAACATCACATAAGAAAGCACAGAGCAACCTGGAAGCAAAAATGAAGTCATTTGGTAATGGTTCAAGAGCAGTTGTTAGAATACCAGGTCATGTGTTTAACTGTGAGAATATCGGTGGTAAAATTAGATACATAGATGCGCAAACAGGTCAGAAGTACACTTCGAAGGATGTTTTTTCGAGATTATCCTCAACTGAGTCAAAAAGAGTGTCGATAATAAGAACAGATAACCTTAGAATTTCTGACAGAGCAAGGCAGCTTGTAAAGAAAGCGTCAAAATAGGAGGAAAAATAAATGCTTACATACGAAGAAGCAAAGGAAATTGCATTGGAACGAGCAGAAGCGGCAGGTGTTCCGGTTAATAGCGTGAGGGAATTACCACATGCATACATCTTTGATGATTGTGAACATGAATATGATGGGATGCTGCCATTCGTTGTTAGAAAGAGCGATGGTAAGACATTCAACTATTGGCAGTATATGCGGCAAACAAACAGCAATGGTGACGATGCAAAGGAAAGACCATTCTAAAATAATACGGATCAGAGAAAGCAGCTTATAAACGGCTGCTTTTTTTGTGCGTAAAAAAGGGAGGTGATGCAATATGGCAAACGAACAGAATTTAATACAAAACTCCGAAAGAACTCCGAAAGAGAGAAAAGAGCAGGCACGCAAAGCCGGTATTGCATCCGGGATTGCACGAAGAGAAAAGAAATTGTTCCGGGAAACGCTGGAATCGTTGCTGACAATGCCAATGAAAAGCGGCAAGGATGTTCCCATTGATGAAATTAAGAACTTTGCAGGCATCAAGGGAAAGAATATATCCGTGCAGGAAGCTATTCTGATAGCACAGATACAGAAAGCCATGAGGGGTGACACCAGGGCGGCAGAATATGTGCGTGATACCATCGGTGAAAATCCGGCGGTTAAGGTGGAAGCTGAAATGGATATGGACCTGACTATTAAGATTGATTATGGGGATGAAGAATGAAAGTAAAGAGGATTCGAATAATCAGACCGAAAGTGGAAGTTTGTTTCAAAAAGCCTATCCTGGGAAGGCTTTATTTTTTATCTGTTCTGCCCAGGATGATTATGGTCAAAAAGGCAAAAAGGAATGTTGGCGGTTACCGGATGCCAGGCGGTGAGTTTGTAAATATGAAGCCTATCACTTTTTACTTTATATGCATTCCGAAAATAGAATTTGGGGATGATGCCGAATGAATATAAATGTGCAGATGAATCCAGGATTCCGGGAAGTGGATGCCAGCACAAAGCGGTACATAGTGATGAAAGGTTCGGCAGGTTCCGGCAAGAGTGTAGACACCGCAATGAATTACATTCTGCGGTTAATGCAGGACAAAGGGCGGAATCTTGTTGCTATGCGTAAATCCGATATTACAAATCGTGATAGCACATTTGCAGAGTTGACCGGCGCAATATATAAGATGTTCGGCAATAGTGCGGAACGGTACTGGAAAATCAAGCAAAGTCCTTTGCAGCTTACCTTCATGCCGAATGGCAACCAGGTTATATTCCGAGGAATGAACGATGATAAGCAAAGGGAAAAGCTGAAGTCCATCACATTCCAAAAAGGAAAATTAACTGATGTATGGCTGGAAGAAGCAACGGAGTTCACACAGGCTGACTTTGAAATAATTGATGACCGTTTACGTGGTGAGCTTCCGCCGGGACAATTCTATCAAATCCGGCTGACCTTCAATCCGGTAAACAAAAATCACTGGATAAAGAAAAACTTTTTTGATATTCCTGATGAAAACGTGCTGACACATCATTCAACATACCTGGGCAATAGATTCATAGATGAAGCATACAAAGCCAGGATGGAGCGAAGAAAGATTGTTGATCCGGAAGGCTATCAGATTTATGGATTGGGAGAATGGGGCGAAATTGGCGGCTTGATTCTTCACAATTGGGAAATCAAAGAGATTTCACAGAATTTGAATGATTATGATGATGTTGCAATTGGTCAGGACTTCGGCTTCAACCATGCGAATGCAATCCTTCTGCTGGGAATTAAGGATGATAACATATACATTCTTGATGAAATATATGAGCATGAAAAGGAAACGGCGGAAATAATACCACTTGCAGTTCAGCATAACATTCCAACAAATAGAACGATGTGGTGTGATAGTGCAGAACCGGACCGAATAAAGACCTGGAAGAATGCAGGATTCAGGGCAAAGGGAGTTGACAAAGGCGGTTCCGCTGGTTCGGTCAAAGCGCAGATTGACTGGTTGAAGGGTATTGCAGATAAAAGCAAGGTTGTCAAGCGAATGATATATGTCCATCCGCACTGTACGAATACTATAAAGGAATTGCAGCAGTGGAAATGGAAGCTGGACGATAAGACCGGCGAATATTTGGATGAACCGGTTGCCTTCCAGGATGATGCCATGGCTGCTTTGCGATATGGAATAGAAGGCTGGCGGAAAGTGAAGAAATGGGTGTATTAGAAAGGGGTTATCATGTTAAGCGTAGAAGAAATCAGGCAATTTATAAATGAGGATGCAGAATCCGAAAAAAAGCAAGCGGCAAAAACAGGAGCCAGGTACTTCCGGGGTGATAATGACATCCGGCAGTTCCGGCTTTTTTATTTTAATGCAAAGGGTGACCTGGTGGAAGATACCACACGGAGCAATGCAAAGATTGCGCATAACTTCCACAAGGAAATCAGCGTGCAGGTATCACAGTATATTCTATCCGGGGAAAAGATTATTGTTTCCGATGTGCCGGAACTTCAGACGGAACTGGATAAATACTTCAATGACAATGAAGATTTCATGGCAGAACTGTCAGAAACCATCACAGGATGTGTTTCAAAGGGCTTCGAATATCTTTACGCATTCAAGGATGAAAAAGATATGCTGTCCTTCCAGTGTGCCGACAGCATCGGTGTTGTAGAAGTCAGAGCAAAGGACACGGATGCCAATGCAGAACACGTTATTTATACCTATACTGACCGCATTGAAAAGGGAACAAAGAAAATCAAGCGCATCCAGGTATGGGATAAAGACCAGGTTGCTTTTTATGTGCAGGAAAACGATGGAGCAATCGAAAAGGATGCATCCGAAAAGGTAAATCCAAGACCGCATTCGTTATACAAGAAGGAAGGCACCGATGAAGTGGATTATAGACCGTTTGGGTTTATTCCTTTCTTCCGGCTGGATAACAACAAGGAACAGAGAAGCGACTTGTTCATGTATAAGGACCAGGTGGACGATTATGACCTGCACGCATCTTCTTTGACAAATAACCTGGTGGATTTTGATACACCAATTCATGTTGTCAAGGGTTTTGAGGGTGACGATTTAACCGAATTGCAGCAGAATCTGAAAACCAAAAAGATTATTGGTGTGGATGAAGGCGGCGGTGTTGAGGTTCACACAGTTGAAATTCCTTACCAGGCACGGCTTGCAAAGCTGGAATTGGATGAAAAGAACATATACCGGGAAGGAATGGCACTGAACACTGCCGGGTTGAAGGACACAAATGCCACGGTGAGTGTAGCAATCAAATCTGCTTATTCTCTTTTAGATATGAAGGCAAAGGAACTGGAAAAGAGAATCAAGCGGTTTCTGCGGAAGATTATCAAGGTTGTTATTGACGAAATCAATGCCACATCTAAAGCCGCTTATACGGTTGATATGGTAAAAATTCAGTTTGAACATGAGGTAATGACCAATGAACAGGAAAATGCGCAGATTGCCCTTACAGAAGCGCAGGAACAGCAGGTGCGAATCGGTACATTGTTAAACCTGGCACCGCATCTTGACACAGAAACACTTCAGCAGAAGATGTGTGAAGCAATGGGATGGGATTTTGACGAACTGAAAGACAAACTTCCTGATCCGGCGGAAGCTGAAAATGAAATAGCAGCGGCACAGGGCGCATTGAATGGTGTTGTGGTAGAAGGTGATACCGTAAATGAAGAAGTATGAAAAGGAAATCATGCAGGCAGAACTTGACCGGGAAAAGGAAGTTCTGAAGAAAATAAAAAAGAATTATCAGGATGCTTTGGATGAAATCAATTCAAGAATTGAAATCTTATTGGCACGGCAGGATGCAGATATGCAGCATGTGGTGTATCAAGTGGAATATCAAAAAGCATTGAAAACACAGGTGCAGACGATTCTTGACACCTTACACACCAACGAATTTGAAACTGTGTCGGAGTATTTGACAAAATCCTATGATGAAGGCTTCCTCAGTACTTTGTATACGTTGCAGAGTCAGAATGTACCGTTGATTTTTCCGATTGACCAGGCGCAAGTGGTGGCGGCAATACAAGAGGAAACGAAGCTGTCCGAGCCGTTATACACGGCAATGGGAAAGGATATTGTGGAACTGCGGAAGAAGATTGCCGGAGAAATAAGCCGTGGCATATCCACAGGCATGATGTCGGCAGAGATTGCCCGGAACATTGCTTCATGGGCAAGGATTCCACAAAACAATGCAATGAGGATTGCCAGGACAGAATCACACCGCATTCAGAACAAAGCCATTTCAGATGCACAGCACAAAGCAAAGGCAAAGGGTGCTGATGTGGTGAAGATATGGAGTGCAGCACTGGATGGAAGGACCAGGACGAACCACAGAAGGCTGGATGGACAAATCCGGGAACTGGATGAACCGTTTGAAGTGGGTAAATTTAAAGCAATGTATCCTGGTGACTTTGGTGATCCTGCTGAAGATTGCAATTGCCGGTGCCGGTGCAATTCTAAAGCCCGGTGGTTAATGGGTGAGGATGTAACAAAATGGACCGGTGATGATGAAATCGTGCAAATCAAAGCAAGAGATTATGCGGATTTCAAGGATGAATATTATCACAAAATTGATGAAAAAAAGAAAGGGGGTGTGTGATATGACCATCAAAGAAAGATTGGCAAAGTTAATTGATGTGAAGTCGATGGTTACTCTAGCATTAACAGTTGTATTTTGCGTGCTGTCTTTTAAAGGACACTTACCAACGGAATTTCTCACAATTTATACTACTGTGATTGCTTTTTATTTTGGTGTGCAGTATGCAAAGACCGGCACAACAATTGATGGAAAGGATGATACATAATGGCAAAAGCAAGTGAGTTGACAAAGCAGGCGAAAGAATGGGTTGGCATCCGGGAAGGGAGCAAGGAACATCAGGAATTGATTGACCTATATAATTCCTATCTTCCGCATCCGAGGGGGCATAAAGCCACCATGAAAGATTCCTGGTGTGCAATCACTGCATCCTGCCTGGCGATAAAGTGCAATGCAACCGACATCATCCCGGTGGAATGTAGCTGTGAGCAGTTCATCAACCTGGCAAAGAAGATGGGCATTTGGATTGAGGATGAAAGCATCACACCGAAGGAAGGATATTTCATTCTTTACGATTGGCAGGATTCTTCCGGGAAGGACGATGCCAAAGGCTGGGCGGATCACATCGGATATGTGGAAAAAGTTGTTGATGGTGTTATCACTGTCATTGAAGGCAATTATTCCGACAAGGTAAAGCGCAGAAAAATCAAGGTGAATGCAAAGAACATCCGTGGTTATGTTGCGCCGAAGTACGAAGCGGAAAAAGAAGAAGTGGAAGTTGAACCTGCAAAGAGTTATGAAAAGACTTATTCCAGGGAATACACCACTATCACAGACTTGAATCTTCGTGCCGGAGCCGGAACAGCAAAGAAAATACTTACTGTTCTGCCGAAGGGCGCAAAGGTTCGCTGCTATGGTTATTATACCGTAGTAGGAAGCAATCGGTGGATTTTAGTTCAGTATAAGGGATTCACCGGCTATTGTTCCAAAAGATATGTGAAATAAGCATCCGCAAGGGTGTTTTTTTATTGCCCTGGGCATGGCATATAAACTGCCTAGGTTCACCTGATGCAAGTGATATAAAAGGCATCTGCCAGCGGCGGCACCGCAAATAAAAACAGCGGCAAGAAAGGAAAAGGATATGGAATTTTTAAGAGCGTTATTAGGTGCAGAATTATATGCACAAGTAGAATCAAAAATCAATGAACACAACGGCAACGAAGCCAACAAGGACAAGCAGATTAAAATCGGCAACCTTGCTTCCGGCGAATACACTTCCAAAGCAAAATATGATGCCCTGGAAGCTGCACTTGCTGGAAAAGATACCGAACTGACCAACGCAAACAGTCTGATTGCAGAACTGAAGAAGGGAACCAAAGGCAATGAAGAATTGCAGGGTAAAATCACCAGCTATGAAGCGCAGGTGGCAGACCTTCAAAAGCAGTTGGAAGATACAAAAATCAAGTCCGCTGTCAAAGTCGGCTTACTTGCTGAAAAGTGCAAGGATGTTGATTATGTGACATATAAGCTGATGGAAGCCCTGAGAGAAAAGGGTGAAACCTTAACACTTGATGAGAATGACAATATCAAAGGTTGGGATGATAGATTGTCCGGCTTAAAGACACTTCTTCCAACACAGTTTGAATCCGGCGCAAATAATTGGAAGCCGGGTGATAACAGATTGCCGGGCGGCGATAATGGTCCGGCAACCGTAACCAAAGAGCAGTTTGCAGGTATGAGCTATGAACAGCGTGTTCAGCTTAAAACCAGCAACGAAGCCCTTTACAAACAGTTAGCAAATAATTAAAAGAAAGAAGGAATGACAAATGGCAAGAGAAGGTTTATTTGGTGGATTTAATTTTGATCCTGAAGTGTTCACCGGTATGATGAACGAAGCAGATTATTGGAAGAATGAAATCATGGCTTCCGGTGTAATTCAGAGCGATGCATCCATTATGAGTGCAATCGGTTCTGAAGGTAATGTGGCTACCATCCCAATTTATAAGCCATTCAATGTGCATGATGCAGACATGGGCGCATTAAATAACGATGGCAGCACTAACAACGTGCCAACAGAGATTGCTGGCGATAAGCAGACTTGTATGCTTATTCAGAGAATGAAGGCATTCAAGGCAAAGGATTTCACTGCTGAACTGACAAAGGCTGAACCATTAACACACGTTAAGAACAAACTTCAGGGCTATTACACCGGAGTTTGGGAAAATGAGTTAATGAACATCATCCAGGCAATCATGGGTGTGGCAGCACTGGAAAGCCATGTGCTTGACCTTTCCGTTACCAGCGGCACCGTTAGCGAAGCAAACAAGGTTGGCGCTGGCACTCTGATTGATGCAGAACAGCAGGCACTTGGCGATATGGCAGGCGGCATGGGCTTAATCGTGCTTAACTCTAAGATTTACGCAGAGTATAAGAAGTTAAAGCTGGTTGAATATGATAAGTTCACCGTTGGTGATGCACTGAAGAAGGAAGTTCTTCTGCCACATATCGGCGGCAAGATTCCGCTTGTTACCGATTACTACACAGTAGATACTTCCGTTGATGGCTTCCCGGTTTATAAGACATACTTACTTGGCGAGGGTGCCTTCAAGTCTGCTGACAAGAAGAACTACAAGAAGCCATATTACACAGATTATGATCCGGAAACTGCTGCTGGTATCGAAATGCTTTACACAAAGCAGGGCAAGGTGCTTCATCCAAACGGTTTATCCCTTGCAGTAGATAACATTGCAACCGAATCTCCAACATTCGCAGAACTTGGAAATTCTGCAAACTGGTCCTTGAAGTTCAATCATAAGAATGTTCGCATTGGTATGATTAAGTCCAACGGCTAAGAAGGGAGCAAGGAACAATGAACAGATTTA